ATGTCTTTCTCCTCGACGTAGTGATCGATGAGCAGGGACAGTAGGGCCCCGAGCATCCTCTCACTCGTCATGTGGCGGTGGAACGCCTTGTCCTGTGCGTACACATTCGGGAACTGGAACCGGACGAGTCGCTTCTGCAGTGCAGAGCTCTTATCCCGAGCCTTTGGCTCCTGGTTCAGTGCCTCGATGAACAGTGCGTTCGTCTGTACGGTCGTCGTGCCGTTCTCGTACAGCATCCGCACCTGCCCGGGTTCGCCGGCGATGAGTGTCTTCTCCATCGAGCTGTCCTTGATGTAGGCCATCTCACCGTCGAAGATCACGTTCAGCAGCTTGTCGTTGAGCTCCACACAGGTGGGGCTCTTCTCTGCCATGAGCTGCCGGCTGATGCCGCTGATGTTCTCCTTGCCGAACAGTCCGGTGAGCATACTCAGCAGCACACCCTTACCGTTACGTCCTTCTCCGAGGAGCAGGATGTACTTGACGGCACTGTAGCCCGGTGCCAGGCACGTTGCCAGGTGGTTGAGCAACGAGTCAGCTTCACGCACAGAGCCCCCCAGCCACTCTGTGATCGTGTCGAAGACCTCCTGCTTGTCAGCCAGGTCCTCGTTCAGCATGGGCTTCACATAGTTCGGCGTGAAGGCATCATCGTGATCCTCGAGCTGACCCTTCCCGTTCAGCCGTTGCATCCCGTCCTTGGACTTCACCAGGATGTGAGTGATGTCATCGGTGTTGGGCTTAGCCAGCTGCTTCACCATGAACTCGAAGCTGCGGAGCTCTCCGTCGTTGGCGAAGAGAATCTTGCTCTTCATGTTGGCCAGGCGTCGCTTGTCGTCACGGCTGAGCGGTACCCAGATGCGCTCCCCGGGCGCCGGCGGCGGATCGGGATATCCTGTCTCCCAGTGGACTGGGATGAAGGTTGTCGCTTCTCGTTGTACCAGATCGTAACTAGTTGCGAGTGTCATCGCAGCATCGGCCAGTTGCTGCTTGTTTTTCAGATCTGGCATAAGTTATCCCCCCCTTAGGGATTAGGTCGGGCCCGGCGACTCATCGCCACCGGGCCCTCCCGCGTGTTAATTGTTGAGCTTGCGTACTAGAGCTATTCTCGCTTCGACCCGTTCGATCTCCTCTCTGTCCATGTCCTTGTCGATGATCGATTCCAGGTAGTCCTCGATCTTTTCTTCGATACGGTTTGGTTCAGTTGCCATGTGTCCCTCTCTCAATTGTCGTAGATGAATTGGAGAGCGACCTTCTTGCTGTAGTCTGGGTCACTCTCTCCACGAGGGAGAATGCGCCCGACGAGCTGTCGCCGGAGACTATCGTCGTCTGTGTCATCCAGGATGACCATCGTGTCACAGACCTTGTCGATTCCGTCGGTGCCCGTCGCAAGTGTCGCCGTGCCGATCAGCACGTCAACCTTCCCGCGGCGGAACTCCTCTATCCGTTCCTCCTTGGTACGTGCCGAGGCCTTCCCGTTCACGTACCCGTACTTCACCCCGTCCCGGTCATATGTCCGGGCCAAGGCGTCTGCCACCGTAGAGTGTGCGGCGAAGACCAGGAGCGGCTTCGTCGTACCCTTGGTTGCTTGTTGCAGCCTCTCGTAGACGTGCTGCCGCAGCAGTCCGTCCTCTCCGATGATCTGCTGCAGGCGGGACTGATGGCGCTTCTCCATCAGGCTCGCCATGATCCTGCTGTTGCGCTCGTCCAGCCCGTACTCCTCGAACTCCTCGGGGAGGTCGAAGGGCAGCGGGACTGGTTGCAGGATGTCCGGAGCCTCGTCCGGCAGGTATGCAACGCCAGGCATGCTCGCCAGGAACTGCTCGGCATCTGCATACTGCCGGAACCCCTTGACGATCGGGATCCGCGCAAACGGGTTCGGCTCCGTCTCACAGTGCTGGTAGATCCACGAGTCGTACCCGCCTCGATTTTCGAGCGGGTGCAGAACGTGGGCGATGCAGTACACTCGCTCTGCGTCGTTGTAGTTCGGCGTTGCCGACCCAAGGATCAGCGGCGCCTGCAACCCCGTCGCGAGCCGGTCCAGCTTCTTCCAGCCCTGCCCCTTCTGCCCGCCGAGCAGGTGGAACTCGTCCACGATGATCGGCGTGTGCCGGCTGAGCTTTGTGTCTGCCATCCGGAACTTGGCATGGCTCATCATGTTTGCCTGGAGCCCGATGAGCCTCGCGTCGAGGGCCCACTTTGCGTGCGTCGAAGGCGGGGCAATGATCGTCACGCTCTTGTAGTCTCGCAGGGAGATACAGGTCAGCATGATCTTCGTCTTGCCCTGCCCTGTCGGGTAGTAGACGCACATCCTGTCGTCTGTGGTATGCTCCCAGAGAGCGAACACTGCCAGCTGAGCAGGGAACCAGTCGGCAAACTTCGTTCCTGGTTCCTGCCGATACAGCTTCGCAGCGTCCGCTACCCTGGTTGCATATGTCTTCACAGCGGTGAGGACTCTCGGACGGCCGCCTCGAACTGCTCATTCCTCTTGAACGTCGTCCAGAAGTACTCCACAGCTTCGCGTGCAGCGATCTCAGCCCACTTGTCCACGGGAACCGTGGCTGCCTGTTCCTTCCAGGCCCGGCGGAAGATGCCTGTCAGCTGCTGCCGGTAGACCTCCAGGTGCTTGTGCGACGTGTTGGGAGGACCAGGCTGGTAGCTCGGTACCTCCCGCTGCATCCGCGCAATCTGCTCCACCGTAGGGTAAACACCCGTGAGCGGCTCTCCCGTGAGCTGAGGCACCTCGTCTTCATACCGGCTGTTGTAGGCCCGGATGTGACGGTTGAACTCGGCGACCGCGCAGTCCTTTGCGTGGGCGCTGGGTTCAGCCCCCTCCGGCAGAGTCCGGTCACAGCCCCGGCAGAGGAATGCCGGCACAGATGGACCGTCCATCTCCCGCCGGCTCTTCTCCAGGAGGTACTCGTCCGTGTTCACGGCCGAGATCATGTTGTCACCGATGATCTCCCGGAACATGAGTGCGTAGCCCTCGATGTCCTTGACGTTGTCCTCGTAGTCAGGGGTCTGTGACGCCCGCACGGTCTTGTAGCCGACCATGAGGAGCGGCACCTGATCCGGGCGGACCTCCACGCCGAGGATCCCAGAGAATACCTGGGCGACCCTCGTCATGTTCTCGACGCGCTCTCCGTAGACGGCGAGGCGGCTGTCCAGGAGTTCCTGGGCTTCATCTTTGGTGCTAGTCATTGTGGGTCTCCTAACCTAGTTGTTACGCAGCGACGAGCTGCGCGTTGAGTGCGAATTCCTTGAGCATGTCCGGGCGGAACCCGTACCAGTGCTTCTCGTCTTTGGTGTCGCCATTGTCGTTCACGACGACGACGGGAGCGGACTCATACCCCAGGGCCTTGACTGCTTCCAGGGCCTGTGGGTCCTGGCTGAGGTCCACGACCTGGTACTGACCCTTGAGGTTCCCTCGCTTGGGGTCATCCAACCACTTCTTCGTCAGGTTGCACTGACTGCAGCTGGGTGTGGTGTAGACGGTGATCGCTTTCATTACTTCTTCTTTCTACTTGCCGAGTTGCTTCATGACGATTCGCGTCAGGAAGCTGTTGAGTTCAGGATCCTTCAGCGCACCGTACAGCGCGATGCGCGCCGCGGAGCGGATGTCCTGGTGGTGTGTGACTGTCGGGAAGTCCCAACAGCCGAGGAGTTGCATCAGCGGTTTCGTCACGACCTTCTTGACCCCGGTGTTGTCCAGGATCTCGACTGCCGGCAGTGACCGCCGCAGTGCGGCTTCGATGTTGCGCATGGTTCCGTGAGTGTTGAACACTGTGCCTCGGTCGCGGTACGCCTCGACAAAGACAAGCGTCCGGTCTCCCGAGTTGAGCTTCACATACTCTTCGATCGGCTCCGGGGCTGAGCCCTGGAGCTTCTCAGCCGACACGTTCAACGTGAGTCGATCTGTATCGAGGAAAAACGTCACCGCACCGGTGTCGACAATACCGGGATCGACCCCGATTAGGGTTATAATAGACACCGAGTGGGTCTCCTATCTTCTGCTCAGGAGGGGAGGCAGGGAGTCGTGCC